GGGGCAGGAGCCCTGATCGAGTAAATAAGTGTTTTTCTCGATCACCCACGGTTGGGAACAACCAAATTGAGGACCACGTGCAGTGGGATGTATACGTGAAGTGTACATCATCCTCGACTCGACGGAGTATAAACGTAAAATCATTCAAAGGAGCTTATATGATAACAATAATGGGAAACTCAGGGTTAGGAAAATCGCGCATGATTTCATCAGTAGATGAAATTAGAAGTAAAATTTTTTACATAGGGGAGCATGATAGGAATTGTATATCAGAGGTTGTGAAATGCGTTACTGTTATGAATCAGAATAAACTGTATTCTACGATAAATGATGTTTCAATTAGTGTGACTATGGAGTCATTTAGTGGATTCTATCCGATTGTAAGTGAGTTCAAGACTCCTATGAAAGTATTTAATTTAGAAGGAAAAAGTTTAGGGCAGCAAGTGTTAGAAATATACGACCACATAAAGTTAAATTTAAATAAGGATCAAGGGCCTGACGAGAATGTTTTAAAAACGTTGAGTGGAGTCATAATTCCTAGCGCGAGTTATGCTAACTCATTGGATTCGTTACTAGTCGCTAAAGATACTGGGCTATTAGTAGTAGATAGCTTAAGAACAATCCGGTATGAAGGGGCATTGAGAAAGTCGGCTATAGGAAGTGGTATAGATATAGCTTATAATATATTTAAAAGAGGTATAGTTGTTTTGCCTTTTGAGAAGGAGGAGAATGATAATGGTTTTGCATTTGGAATAGACATTGATCCAAGTATTAAGGAAATTATCGAGAATTATAATAAGAGTACTGTTAAATGGAATGATGTTGACATTCCTATAATTATAAATGTTGATAATTTTAGATATTCATCAATAGAAACTATTATAATGCTCAATGATGAGAATCATTATTTGTTGGATATAGCCAAAGGTCACTCGGACGTAGTTGTTTTAATGAGTCGAAATAGGATTCAATTGTTATCAAGAATTACAAATTGGCAAACATGTGCACAGTTTCCTAATAATCCTGATTATTATAAGGACATAATGCATCTTGCTTTAGTTCTAGATACTGTTGAGTCAAATAGGAAAGGAAACCTATGTTAAAAGGAAGAGGAAATGATTGCTCTTGAAAGCCTACTAGGTGGAATAATTATGGGAGGATATTTCATTCATGAAAAACCTCATATTAATAAAATCTATAATGATGTCAAAGTAGGAAGATACATAGTTCGTATGTACGAATGTAAGCCAGTAAAGGATTTGATTGAAGCTGATGATAGGCTGCATATAGGTGCCATTGCTTTATCACGATCTAATGTTAAATATAATGGTGGTATATATAATATCAATTTAATCATACAAAAATTTGATCTACCTACTATATTTCGAATTAGAAATATAAGGTTAGGTAATGAGTTTATTAAATTATTAAGGGAATGTAACTCTGAGAAAATGACAATCAATTCTTTAGAGATAGACAGGTTACTTGTGGATATAGCAATATATTTAAAACAAAACTTAGAGGTAGAAGGTTCAGCCTATATAGTGAGGACTGCTTGGGCTTACCCTCAGAAAATAGACGAGATCTATAGATTATCTCAGGAAAGAAGATTTAAAAGAGTTACCGAGATCATGATAGAGAATAAGATCTGTGGACGGGAAAGTATAGAGAACCTTAAGAAGCTGCAAGAGACTATTGATAATAGAATAGAAAAATTAAAAGAAATTTCATCTTATAAAGACTAAAAGGAGGATTTATGAAAACTAGCATCATGAATAAAATACTAATTAGGAAAAAAGTACCAACTATTACAATAAGTAAAGTTGGTGGAGAGGATGCGATTAAATGGCTTGTTTTTAAGAATAAAGATATTTCTAACTTTCTAAGTATAGTATCGTCTCTACGTAATATTTTTGATAATGGTTACCTTAAAAATATTGGTAAAAAGAAAATAGTCTCTGAGCAAGATTTAAGTATTACACTAACTCAGATATTACAAATAGAGGCAAGAGAAGGTATAACTAATGCACAAGTATTAGCTATCTTATTTGGAGAAGAAACATTGTTAGACTACTCAGAGATACTACAAGCTGAAGAGAAGGGCTTTGAAGAAACGATTCTGTTAGAATACGATATGAAACTATTTAAAACAATAGAGAATATAAAATCTTATTATAACAAGTATTTTGCAGACAGTCAATGTACGATAGTAGAGCTATATCAAGCATATATTTCCTTCGTAATATCAAGGATTTATCAAATTTTATCAATGAGGAATAACTTCCACAAAGCAGTGAAAGATTACCTCACCAAAGGACGCTTATGTTATAATGTAAGCTCAAAAATGGATACAGTGTTATTTCCAACAGATGTAAAATACAATGTTTTTGGAAATATAACGCGTAAATATGATAATATAGAGAAATTTAAATTAGAAATAAGTGAAATGGACAATATAATAGAACAATCTATGTTTTATCAAATTAAAGACATGGCGGATGTGAGATATCCTAATCTGGAAGTTAGATTTCCGGGTGGTTCATTTAATGTATATTCATCAACAATTGCCAGTTATAATATTGCGCAGCTTGAGAAAGATGATGAGCTTATTAATTTCAAACAATTTTTTGTTGATGGAGAACGAAAGATCAATTTTGAAAGATTTGTAGAGGATTTTGCTTTAAGAAACCTTGAAAATAGGATCGTATATCACGGGCATTTTGTTGTTAAAGATGGTTCTTTAAAAGAAGCAAACTCATTATATTACAGAGTAACTAAAAATAATATTGAGTTAGATGCTATTCAGGATGATGCTAGACATTATACTAACATTGTGGAATCTGGAATTAATGTAGGCGCACTATCTTTTATCTCCCATATTATAATTGAGAGAACCTCTCAGACTCACTTATATGCTATGATTAATGGTCAAAAATGTGAGTTAAATTTACTCTCTTACAATGATCATGGTAAAATGACAAATATGCTTATTGTTAAGAACGCAGACATCATTAATACACATGTAAATTCATACATAGCATCATACATCGATTTTAAAATTCCAGATACTAAAATTATCAAGTTAGAGAATATAAATTATAATTCTTACTTTAAAATAAATAGTATTCCAAAAAGTTTCTCAATATTATCATCTTATAGCGATGATATTAAATCATCAATTATTAGATTTGTGAATGGTGCTGATAACTGGAGAGCATGGATAATGAGTGATGCTTGCGAAACAGCATACGACAGTGTTAGAAATTTAGATAATACTCTTGTATTATGGTTAATAATTAATAATATAATGAACGTTAAACTTGATAATGTAATTAGTGTTGCCCGAAGCATTGACTCAAGATGTTCCATGGAGTTTATCTATGAATTAAGGTTGTTATACGCATGTAAAAAGACAATAGATCAAGGTCTGAAAGAATCTCATGTAATGGACGTAGTAAATGAGAATTTTGATCACCTTATGAGACTCTCAAGAGGCTTAAACTCGAAATAACATAAGATAAAGGGTAGATATGGGCACAATTATCAAAGATTTAGGTAAATTTGAGCATGAGTTTGGAGATGAGTGGTCTAAGTATAAACGATATATGGAAACTAAAGTTTTTTCTGAGGATAAAGCTTATTCTCCTCTCCCTGTTCCTTATGATGATATTTACATGGAAGTATTAGATTACATACGAGAGAAAGTTCCTGTTACTTTGGCCGCTAATAGGGACCCAGGATTTTCCAGAACCAAAATGAATGTTGGGCCTCAAATAGGGGTCAGCTTATATAGAAGCGGAGATAATCCTATGATTGAATTAGAGCTCGTAGAATTAGTATTAAGGGATATCTTCGAAAATCTCACCAGAGATAGGGTAGACAATGCTGCTCTAAACCAAACTAGTAATGCAGGTTTAGGTATTTATCCTTTTCTTAAAGAATTTAATAGTTATGATCCAGATCCCATTATACAGCATAAAACGTTAATTAAAATCCTTAGGACGCAATATGATAAATACTTAGATGTCGCGGTTAGATACTCTTATAATATCAGTAAAACCCGATACCAATTTAATAAGTTTATTGAGAAAAATGGTGAACTAATTCCGAAGAATAGAAGAACATTTGATGTTGTAGGAGGAAGGGTTCAAGAGGTTATCAATGATATGAGAATAGAGGGGCGCTCATTTATACTTTCCAAGAGCAAAAGACGTATTGTTAATGCAATAGATAAACATGTTACACTCTTTAGCGCACTATCTGTTAATAAAGTTTTATTATCAAACCAAATAAATAGATATGAAAAAGTTTACGTTACGAGAGGATTAAGTGATTTTGATGTATTCAGAGGTTACTATGCAATAGGCTTAGATTTTTCTCAGTTTGACTTAGGAATTACAAGTGATGTTATTTACAAATTTATAGAACTGATCGCTGAATACTCCAATTATAGTTCCCTTGAGCTCAAACTAATAGAAAGGGGATTATTACCGGATATAATATCATTAACAAGAGATAGAAAAAGCGGAGAAGAATTGGTGTATTTCGATCCTTATGAAAAAGGAAAACCTGCATATTTATTTAGTGGCACAGCGTTTACGACATTCCTCGGTCATACTGTTGGTACAGCTATTATCCTTAAAATTTTAAGAGATTCTTTAAACATAGATCCTCGTAAGGCATTACATGACGCAGAGCAATTCAATATAGAGCGTTTATTTTTCAAAAATAAAGGGGATGACACTCTACTGCTCTTTAGAGATGAAGAAGATTATAAAAAGGTTTTAGATTATATACACCAACATCCAGTGCTTGAGATTCAACCATACAATGAGTTTATTGGACTTAAGTTTGTAACTGACTCCAAAGGAAGGATAGATACAGTAGTTTATGATATTATTAGAAGTATTTTTAACACTATTAATGCTGAAAGTTCAATCTCGTCAAGATTTAGGCGCTGTGCACATCTTGGATGGCAGATAAAGAAAGATCTACATCCAGAGGGCAAAAGAGCGGTGGATTTTGTCGATAAGGTCTTTAAGGATAAGTATGGAGAGACAGTAACACGAATGCTTCAAAGGGCATGTACAAGAAGATGTGAGATAGCCGCTCATAAAATTACAAGTATTGAGGATGCGGAGGTTTTAAGCGATCCCTCAAAGTTACTATACAAATATAAAACTGGTGAGATATCTCGCGAAATAATATTAGCTTATTATGAAGTGATCTCACCAGAGTTTGTACTTAATCTAACTAAATTAAAATTTAGAGAATGACCC